TTTGTCAGTTTCTATTGTATAGTCTAAATTTTCTATTTGCCTTTTTATTACTTCTATTTCTGTTTTAAGATATTTTAATTGCTTTAGTTGTTCTTTATTCATGCTTGTCCTCCTTACATAATTCTGTTAACGTAAGCGTATCTCCACTTCTTATATAGCTTTTCTGCTTTCTTTTCATCTATGTTTAACTTTTTTATTATTTGTCTTTTACCTTCTTTTGGTTCTAAGATTGGAAGATATTTATTGAGCCACTTTTTAGTTGTTTCCTTGTTCATGTCTTTTTTAATCTCCCAAACTCTATTAGCAACTGCATATTCAATCTTCATTTTTCCACCTCTTTTATTTCTACTTCTACCCTTGGATTATTCTTGTCCACTTTAAAAGTATGTTTAAAATTATTTACTTCTTTCCAACCATCATTTTTTATAGTACCTGCTGCTACTAATCCATCTAGTATAAATTTAATTCCTGCAGCTATATTGTCTTTATCTTTCCTTTTATTTTTACAGTACCAGGTAATATCTAAATCTATTTTGTTAAACTTTCCTTTACCTTTTGCTAACCATGTAACTAGATCCGTATATTCCTTTTTTAGGTTCCTATATTTCATGTAATGTTGTTTTGATACATCTATAATTTTATTTAAGTCTGGTAACTCTCCTGGAATAATTAATTTCAATACAATCTTCCTCCCATACAACCTCTAATTACATCTTCTTTTTTATATTTATCTACATGCTTATTTATAGATTTTGTTATTCTTCTTACTGCTGCATTACTTATATCTAAGATCTCTTTTATTTCTTTTTCTGTGTATTCTTCTTTAGTAAATAATTTAAATAGTTTCTTCTGGAACTGTAGCTTGTACTTTATATCTATTTGCCTACTTTTATGTGGTCCTTCTTTTCCTCTGTGATGTTCTGAACACAAATACATGATATTACATTGGCAATGCTCTAAAGCCTTCTGTTGGCTCTTAAAAACTATATGATGTTTTTCTGAATTCGGTCTACCACATACTTTGCATATCTTCATATTTTCCTCCTATGCTATTATTAGCTGGTTACCATATGAGAATATAGCTTTATACCTATACTCCCATATGATGTTGTTGCTATACTAAAACTACACTTTTGGTATATAAATCCACCTTGTTCACGCACGTTTTGTAATTCCCAGTATCTATAACAGTAAAGTATTTATTATCCATGATAACTTTACCTTTTGTAATTAAAGTATCCCATCCTGTTGTCCATTCCATTCTCTTTGTTTTTATCTTTTGCCCTTTATTAAATTTAAACTTCTTTTCTGCAACAGCCATCTTATTTATAACCTTGTCCACTCTCTCTTGCCTGTCGATAAAGCATTGGCATTTTTGTTCTATTGCAGCTTGTGTTCTGCCTATATGTTTGGACATTTCTTTGTAACTTAATTTCCCTTTATTCTTTCTTATAAAGTCTAATTCAGCATTTGTCCATGCTCTTGCCATTACTGTTCCTCCTTTTCTTAACTTCTTCCTTTAAATACATCTGCCAGTTACCTCCCTGGAAATAAAGCTTTACTGCTTGGTCTATAACTTCTTTATTATCCATAGCTTTACACCTTTATCTTATATGTCTGTATGGAATTGCTATAAACTCTTTACTTATATGTTCCTTAAGTTCTTCTTGTAATTCTTTCTTTATGCCTGCTATGTCATAGCCTAGTTTTTCTGCGTCCTTTCTTGTTTGCATTATTACAGATAGTTCTACATGCTCTGTATCTTTCCTTAGCTTGTCTATCTCCTTTAAAGCCATAACTCCTACTGCTACTGTAATTGTTATGTCTGTTATTATTAAAGCCATTAACATTTGTTATTCCTCCTTCTAGGAGCACTAGGCTCCTAATTATTTAATAATAAATCCTGTAGTTCTCTATTTTCTTTATTAGCTAAACGCCTTCTTATATCTTCCTCTGGCATTTTAATTGGTATGCACATCTTATTTAATCTACTTTTCAACCTATCATCATGCTTTAAGTCCTCTATTATACAATTTGATGTGAATATAGTCACTCTCTTATATTTCAATCTGTTGTCAAAAATGTTAAATAACATTTCATTTACCCATGAACTAGGTTTTTCAACTCCAATATCATCAATGATCAATATACTTACATTGTTTATACTTTCTACTAATTGGCTTTCAGTATATTTAGATTGACTATTATAGGTATTTCTAATTTCTTTTAGTAAATCTGAGCATGTTATAAATTTTACTTGTTGTTTTAAATTCTTTAATAATACATTTCCTAAGCTTACAGCTAATCTAGTTTTACCACTACCTTTAGTTTCAGAATAATAATATAGTCCTTTACCTAAATCCTTAAACTTTGCAAAGTTTTTTATATAACTAGCAGTCATTTTTTTAGCTGCAATGGATAAAGCTTTTGAATCTTCATTCTTGTACAGTCTAGTATCAAAACTATTTATAGCTAAACTTTTAAATTCTTTTGGAATATTAGCAAATTTAAGCCTATTGCTGTAAATTTTCTCTTCTCTGCATTTGCAATACTGCGTCTTAAATTCCCCAGTATCACTTAGCATTTGTATTAATCCACTCCCATCACATTTTTTATATGGGCAATCAGAAGTCGCATTCAAAATCCTCCAGTTTGTCTCCGTATTTTTCAAGTGCTCTTCTTGCAAGCTTTTCTCCTTCACCTTCTTGTTTTGGCTTAGGCTTTTTATTATTCTGTCGAGTGCTTCCAACTTTCTTACCTCCTCTTGTTTTTGAATATGCTTTTGCTTGCTCTATTGTTTTTATTCCGTTATTATTCCAATCCATAAGTATACGTTCTATATACTTCCAGTTTCTTGCGTTATTTTTAGCTGCTATTTCTATAGCTTGTATTACTAATTCACTTCCTAAGTCATTACTCCATTTTTGAATACCTTCAATTTCTATAAAACCTGGAGTTGGAAAGATATTGTTCTGATATACTTTTATTGGATTTAATTCTTCTTTTTCTTTATTATTTATATACTTATTATCATTATTATCATTATTATCATTATTGTTTGTTTCTGCTGACGTTCTGCTATCATTCTGGTTGCATTCTGTTTGCGTTCTGTTGTCATTCTGCATATTCTCGCTATCCGTTGGTATATCTGCATTAAGTCCGTTCTGATTTTGATATCTGTCATAGTTAAGTATTATTATGGTGGTTTTCTTTTTGTCTGGCTGAAACTTTATCATTCCATCTGAATCAAGCAATTTTAAGAATGCTCTTGTTTTTTCAGAACCCCATCCCCATCTTTCCATTAACTTTTTTTGTGATGTTATAAAGCTACCTCTTTTAACACTTATTAGTTCATTCCCTAATAATATTTTTTTATCTTGGTGATTAGCTGACAAGAGAAGATCCAACCATGCCTGTCCTTTTGAAAAAGGTTTCTCTTGCCATAACCAGTGCTCTTGTATACTTCTGTGCAAACTTATCCAGCCTTTGCCTTCTCTCGCCATAGCTTCCTCCTTAGTTATTATTAGAGTTCTGCTGTATACTTATAATCTCTAATACATTCTTCACAAAGTATAATTCCATCAATGTCGTAGTATTCGTCTCCTTCGCAAATATTGCAGTCACAATTACAACAGTTATCTACTATTTGGGCTTTTTGAAATTCATATCTATAGTTATACATGCAGTCTGGTATATTATTCATTAGATCCACCTTCTTCAATTGAAGTTCCCTCATAACTTTCAAAGTCAGCTTCAATATATTCTACATTTTCCTTTACTTCTCCGGTTTCCATTATTTCATTTTTTATTACACCATGGTCAGCAGTATAAGCATTTTGCATTTCAATACTTAAAATTCCCCATTTACTTAACATATTTCTTAATACTGTTTTTTTAGCCATAGCATCAAAATCTTTTTTCCATCCAAAATCACTTTTAGAAAATTTGTTTTTATGTTTAGTTATTTGTTCTTTGGTCCAGTAAGTTGATTTTTTAAATCCATTAAGTAATTCAAAGTACCCTGCATATCCAATTACTGCATCTGATTCTTTTTTAGAGAAATCTATCTTTAATTCTTCTGTAAGTGGATTCCATTCTTCCAATTCTCCCTCATGTACTTCTATTACATTAATTGATTTATATTGTCCTGTTCTAAGTGCTAATTGTACATAACCTTTATACCCCATTTGGAATTGTGCTTTATTTCCATAAGGTACTATCCAAGCATATCCAAGATTTTTATCAACTGGTAAATCCATTGTTGCTGCTACCATACAACTTGCAATTACACTCATTTGGTCACACTTTTTTAGGTTTGTATCACTATTAACTAAATTAACTATACTACTCATGTATTGAGGTGCTCTTTTATCTAATACCTCCTCGAATCTTTTCTTTATTACTGGACTATTTATTAAACTTTTTATTGTGTTTCCAGCACTTCCTATTCCAGTCTCTTTCTTAGTTGCTAATTGATTTTTTAAACTTTCATTTGTTGCCATCTTAATTTTCCTCCTTTAAGTTTTTAATACTAAATCTTCTTGATATACTTTCTTTACACACCTTATTGTAAATACTTGAATATTCAGATTTTAAAAGTTTTGTGTCAACTCTATTTGAAATAACTTTTTTCCAATTGACTTCGTATCCTGGGGCATATCCTATTTCAGCTTCCTTAAGCTCATTTTTTATGTTATTTTCAATTTCTTTAGCTTGTATTTCCAAGTTTTTAATAGTTTCTTTAAGTTGTATTAGTTCGTCTATTTTATCTTTGTATTCTGATTTCAAATCAATACTTAAGTTTGAACTTGATCTTTTATATTTTTCATTTAAGTATTTTTCTGCTGCTGAACTTCCATCCAATGCAGGAGGAATTTTCTTAAGCACATGATTTTTCCAAAATTCTTTTTCAGTATTGATTATAATTTTTATAAGCTCCTCATCACGCTCTACTTCTTTCCAAATAAATTTTTGTCCACCTATTAATACTGCTATATACCCCTTTTCTGCTCCTGTTACTTCTAAATAATGTTGAACCTGTACTAAATAACTAGCTGGTATTTCTTCTCCTTCCCATTCTTTCGCTAAGAATTGATTAGCTGTTTTACATTCTAATACCGCATTCTCTCCTACAACTCTTCTGTCTATATTTGCAACCATAAATGGATACTTTTTATGTTGGAAATGCCTTTTATCTCTTCTTACTTTTTTCCCTGTTCTTTTTTCAAATTCTTTAGCAACTACTTCCTCAAATTGGTCTCCCCAATACGCTGCCTCACTTTGCTCATTGATTTCTGTTATAGGTTCTGTTTTTTCTAAATATACCTGAAACGGTGTTTTCCATTTATTCACTCCAAGTATTGCTCCTACATCACTACCTCCAATACCTTTCTGCCTTTTCTGCAGCCATTTAAGTTTATCCAATTTACTTTTCCTCCTTATCAAACTCACAATAAATCTTATCTGTTTCCTTGTCATAGTAAATTCCAAATATAAAGTGTTCTGGATTTTCTCCATCAAAAATCTTAAAATCATGTTTATTTAAAGTTTCTATTTCTGCATTTATGGTACTTATTAATACTTCTAATGCTCTATTCATCTTTCTTGTTCCTCCTGTTTTATAAATACAAGTTCATGTATCATAGCTGAATTATCAGCCATAGCTACCAATGTTCCACATCTTAAGCAATACATTTTTTCATAAACTTCTGGATAAAAAGCCATATTGCCTGTAGAATAAACCTCCTCACAACCACATTTAGGACAAAATTCATCTTCTACATAAGGAACTTCATATCCGTTAGACCATACATCAACTTTTAATTCTAATTTATTTATTCTTTTTCTTATTTTATTTTTAGAAAGTTTATTTCCTAAAATTTTTTTCTTTATCTTTCTTGGAAGTTTTTCACCATCTTCAAGTCTAGTTTTACACCTCCAGAAGTTTAGATTAGTTACTTTCATCTTTACAATTCCTCCGTTTTCTCATATACTTTAGTTACGATTTTTTTATTAATTATTTAATTTGGCTGCTCTGGCAGCTCTTTTTTTATGCTTGACCATGTTTAGGATGAAATTCTGGATTGTATGTCATTCTATGGTTTGAACTTGTATATTCAATTCCATCTTTTACATAGGTTTTAGCCATTCTTCTCCCTCCAATAAATTTTTGATATGCTCTATAGCCATTTCTCTAATGTCTACTATAGTTTGTCCATCTACTCCATAAAGTTCAGTTCCGTCTAAATCATATTGCTTAGATAAATTAGTATCGGTATCAGTAGAACCAATTCCCAACCTTCACTCACCTCTTTTACTATTCTTCTTACACTTATGATTATTAGAATTACTATTGCTAGTAAGCTATAAATGCTTAAAACAAGTTGTCCCAGTGTTGTCATATTCTCACCTCCTGGTTCTATTTCTAACTTTTCTCCATATACATAAATTGGGGAAGTGTTTAAACTTTTTCAGTAGTAAAATTTTTTATAAAGGCTTTTAGCCTTTAGTTAGTACCTATTCCATTTCTTATTGCCATTTGTCCTACTATAGTTGTATATATCTCTATAAGCTTTTTATCTTGTGCTATAACATCTAAATAATTAAGTTCATCAATTTTACTCTTAGATACACCTTGCAATGCTTGTCTTGCTTTCATATTTTTTAGTCTTATTTTTAAATCACAACCTGCTCTTTCTTCTAGTGCTTTATAAGCTTCTTCTTTAGGTTTTTTATAATCTTTAAGTTTAAAGCATATCTTAGTCATTAATCTATTTGTTTCACCTCTCCAGCTGTTGGAAGGTCTTATTTCTATAACCTCTCTTACTGTTTTAAGTTCTTCTTTAGTTTCTAATACTTTGTGATTAACTTGGTTAAGTTGTTGTTTAACATCTTTCATTTCCTGTAAGCTCTGTATTAAAACATCTTCTATGCATGTAGGTTTATTTTCCTTAACTCTAAAATATGTTTCTTCTAAGTTGTCAAATTGATCCCATGCTTTATCAGTATCAAGGATCTTACAATGTCTATTTGCTCCTCTTTCTGTCCATAGATATAACTGACTTGCATGTTTTGAAACCAACTGACTAATAGTAGGTCGGTTCTTAAATTCCTTTAAAACCTCACCTTCTAACTTAAAATAATGTTTTCCTTCTTTAAAATGCTTTTCATTTCTTTTGAAATTAGCTTGAATATTATTTACATCTGTTTCATAAACTTGTGCTAATAATTCTGTAGTTATAACTCTTTGTTTTTTAAATTCAACTGGTATTAAGTTACTCATTTTATCCTCTCCTTTTTATTCATCCCAAGTTACTTTATTATTTTCATATTTAAAAACCATGCTTTCACCTGTACTATCTGTAACCTGTATAGAGTACCTATCTAGTAGTTCTAATTTGAATAACTCTATCTCAAAGTTCTCTTTTAAAAACTGTAATACTTTAAACTGTTCTACTGTATTTACTTTCATTTTTATTACCTCCTATATTCCTCTCCCCTCTGTCAAACTAAGTAAACCAACCTTCTTGGCAATGACCATACATTTATTTTGGTGTGGCTCATATCTTCGCTCACTCTCGCTCTGATTAGCTTATTTAGTTTGACATGGGGTTTGTACTATTTATTCAAAATTACCATTTAAGAAGTTATTTAGGGCTTCCTCATTAATTAAATATCTCTTACCAACCTTTACTGCTTTTAATTTATTTGAATTTATAGCTCTATATATACTTGTTTTACTTATCCTACCTTCAAGTGCTTCATATACTTCATCAACTGTATAAACAGTAACTATTGCCATTGTAATAACCTCCTCGTTTCAATTTAATTTAAATACTTTTTCCACTTCTTCATTTAATGCATAAGCTATCTTTCTCATAACGTCTAAACTAGGGTTTGTCCTCTTACCTTTTGCAAGCATATATATATATGCTGGTGTCAATCCTGCTTCTTTTGCTATAGCTCCATAACTTAAATGTTTTTTCTTTCTTAAAATGTCAATTCTATTCATTGCTTGTCCTCCTTCGTTTTTTATCAGCAAATGTTTTCCATGTGTTAATAGTATCATATACTGTCCGTAAACAAAAATACTATTAAACCTCATATTATACCACTACCGTTTACTGTTAGTAAATAGTTTTCATTCTCTTATTTTTCCTTAAAATTTCATTGATTTTTATTAACTATGGGTATATAATATTAACTGTGAGTATATACTATTGTTATGGAGGGGTATAAAATGATAGGGCATAATATAAAAAGAATTCGATTAGATAAAAAAATGGGGTTAAATGAAACTGCTAGGAAAGCAGGTATAACTGGTGGATATTTAAGTTCTATTGAAAATAATAAAAGAAAAAATCCATCAACAGAAACACTACAAAAAATAGCTGACGCACTAGGTGTATCAGTAAATGAATTCTTTGATGGAGAAAATGCTAAACCACATGAAGATAATGTTAAATTAACTAAAAAAGATGAAAAAGATATAGAAAAAGCATTAAGTAATACATTATCTCAATTAGAAAATGCACAAGATGGTTTAATGTTTGATGGTGAACCTATAGATGATGAAACTAGGGAATTATTAAGAATAAGTTTAGAGAACTCTATGAGATTAGCTAAACAAATAGCAAAGAAAAAATATACTCCTAATAAATATAAAAAATAGGTTTAGGGGGATGGGTTACAATGAAAAATGTAATACATAAAAGTGTTGAATTTCTAGTAAAAAAACATAAAACTAATAATCCCTTTGAAATTGCTTCCGCTGAAAACATTATAGTTATTGAAGAACCTCTTGGATCTATTAATGGTTATTATAATAAATTTGTTAGGCAAAAAATGATACATGTAAATAGCGATTTATCTTATTCTAAGCAATTATTTACATGTGGTCATGAATTAGGGCATGCTATTCATCACCCTAACGCAAATACTCCTTTTTTAATGAATAATACTTTTTACTCTATAAATAAACTTGAAAGGCAAGCTAATATGTTTGCTGCCCAACTATTAATTCCTGCTGATATTTTTATATATTATGAGGGCTACTCTTTTGAACATATTTCAAAAGCAGAATATATACCTATTGAACTTTTAAAACTACGTTATGAAATGTTAACTAGCTATTATAATTGTCTATAGGTATTTTTTACAATACAATTACGAACATATGTTTGTAATTGTATATTAATTAATTTGTAGGAGGTATTAACCTTGGCTGTAACAGTACGAGAATATTATTCTAAAAGACAAAAAAGAAAAACATTCGGTTATGAAATAGACATAACAATACAGGAACAGCGTATACGAGAAGTAAAAAGAGGTTTTAATACTAAAACTGAAGCTAGAGAAGAAGGTAAACGAAGAGAATTAGCTATTAAAAAACAAGGTACTCTTGGGTACGATATTAACGATATAATTTCAAAAGATAAAGAAAAAATTACAGTAAAAGAACTTTTTGAACTATGGTTACAAACTAAAAAAAATAATATTTCCCCCAATACTTATCAATTTTATAATAATTGTTCAAAAATGATGTGTAATGAAATTGGAAATAAAAATGTTCGAAAGTTAAAACCTGAACATATTGAATTAATGCTTAATAAAGTAATTGATAATGGTGTAACCTCTTCCACTGCAAGGCATTACTATAATGTTTTAAATAATGCTTTTAATTGGGCTATTACTAGGGAATATGTTGTTAAAAATCCATGCATTCTTGTAGAAAAACCTAAAGAAAATAAAATAGAAATGAAAGTTTATAATGAGGAGCAGCTTTATAAATTATTAAATAGGATTAAACATATGACTTGTTATATTCCAGTAATGTTAGCTGCCACTACTGGAATGAGATTGGGTGAAATATGTGGTTTAACATGGGATTGTGTTAACTTAAAAAAAGGATTTATAGAAGTAAAAAAACAATTACAAAAGATTGATAACAAACTTCAATTTACTCCATTAAAAACTACTGATAGTAATAGAAAAATAATTCTATTGGATTATACAATAAATTCACTAAAAAAATTAAAAGAAAAACAAAAAATAAATAAAGATTATCTAGGTGATAATTATTGCAAATTGAATTTTGTAGTATGTAAAAATGATGGAAATCCCTATGCTCCATCATATGTTGGGAGAAACTATAGAAGGGTTTTAAAAGATTATAAAATATGTGAAGAACTAAACATACCAATTATAAGATTTCATGACTTAAGACATACTCATGCTACATTAATGTTAAAAGCTAATATACATCCTAAAATAGTAGCAGATAGGTTAGGACATTCTAGTATAAAAATGACATTAGATACTTATTCTCATATTCTGCCTGATATGCAACAAGATGCAATTGAAAAATTAAACAATATGATTCACTTTCATTAG